ACATCCACAAACCAGGCATATCCTCCAAGAATCAAAGATCTGAGAGTTATTGGATTAGCGTAAACATGAGTAACGAAGAGTCTAGATTTTTAAAAGTTGAAGGAAACAGTTTTCTCGTAAGAGATACTGTTTCCAATGCTATCATCAACCAAGATGAGAAGTCTTATGCACAATATAAGAATCTAAGAAAAGTTAGAGGTAAAGAAAGAGAGAGACTTGATAAATTAGAAAATGATGTTAGTGAGATCAAGGATCTCTTAATTCAATTAATAAACAAGGACAAGTAAATGGCGACTCCAGCAAGCAGACAAGGACTAATTGACTACGCAAAGAGGCAACTAGGTGCTCCTGTGCTGGAGATCAACGTTGCCGATGAACAGATTGATGACATTATTGATGATTCATTACAATACTTTTATGAGCGACATTTTGACGGTGTTGTTCAAACTTTTTTAAAGTATGAGGTAACTCAAGCAGACATTGATAGGGCAAGATCTAAAGTAGGAAGTGTTGGTATTGCAACTACTTCTGCTACAGATAGTGCAGGAAGAACTTATAACTTTCATGAGACTGAAAACTTTATTCAAGTTCCTCCACAAGTTATCGGTATTACTAAAATATTCCACTTTGAGGGTTCTAGTAGTCTCTCCAGTGGAATGTTTAACATTAAATATCAGTTGTTCTTAAACGACTTATATCACTTTAGTTCTATTGAACTTTTGACATATTCTATGGTCAAAAGACAATTAGCAGATATTGACTTCTTATTAACCACACAAAAACAAATAAGATTTAACCAGAGACAAGATAGATTGTACATGGATATGGACTGGTCTTCTCTTGACCCAGGTGATATCTTAGTTATTGATTGTTATAGACTTCTTGATCCAAATGAATCTACTGGAGTATGGAATGATTCATTCCTTAAGAAGTACGTTACTGCTGCTCTCAAGAAACAGTGGGGTCAGAATTTAATCAAGTTCCAAGGAGTAAAACTTCCTGGAGGAACAGAATTAAATGGGAGACAAATTTATGATGATGGAGTAAATGAGTTGAGTGCATTGATGGATAAAATGTCCTCTACATACGAACTTCCACCATTAGACATGATCGGTTAATAATATGGCATTAAATCCATTCTTTCTCCATGGATCTTCTGGGGAACAAAACCTAATACAAGATTTGGTGAACGAACAACTAAAAATGTTCGGTGTTGAGATTTACTATATTCCTAGAGTATATGTAAATGAAAAAACTATTATGGAGGAAGTGTCTCGCTCAGAGTTTAGTGCGGCAATTCCATTAGAAGCATATGTTGACACGTATGAGGGATTTAGTGGAGCAGGAACACTGTTATCGAAATTTGGTGTTCAAGAAGTAGATGATTTAACCTTAATTATATCAAAAGAGCGTTATGAATCTGTTGTTGAATCACAGATAGCACTCATAGATAAAACAAAATTAACAACCAGACCAAAGGAAGGTGACTTAGTTTACTTCCCATTAGGTGATAGATTATTTGAAATTAAGTATGTAGAACATGAGAAACCATTCTGGCAGTTACAAAAGAATTATGTTTATGAACTTAGATTAGAACTCTTTGCTTACAATGATGAGGAAATTGATACTGGAATTTCTGAGATAGATGATAACGCTGTTGATCAGGGTTACATTCAAACATTCAACATGGTTGGTGTTGGATCAACTGCAACAGCAATAACATCTCTCATTCCAGAAGGTGCTGTAAGAAATATCATTGTATCCAGAAGAGGACATGGTTATCAATCAACTCCAAGAGTTGCAATTACCTCAGCACCAAGTGGTGGTGTAACTGCTGTTGGTATTGCTTCTATGATAACAGGTATTGTAGATCTATGCGAACCAAGTCCAGATAAAGGTAGAGTTCAAAGAATAGAAATTGCTAATCCTGGTGCAGGTTATACTGTTGCCCCAAGGGTTGCATTCCATGACGGTAATGGTGGAAGTGGTGCATTTGCAATAGCACAAATAGCAGATGATGTTGTAGGTATTATCACTGTAACTAGTGGTGGTAGTGGATATATCGGAGTGCCTAATGTTACTGTTGTTGCACCTGGTATTGCAAGTACAACAATTGCTGCAGATGTTAAAGCACGTATCAATACATTAGGTCAAGTAACTGAGTTGGTAGTTTATGATGCTGGTGGATACTTTGAGGGAGTTCCAGATATTATAATTTCTGGTCCAACACAAAATGTTGGTTACGGTACATACCTTACAAATGAGGATGTTGTTGGGTCTGCTAGCAGTGCAACTGCAAGAGTAAATTCTTGGAACTCTGTCACTCAGGTTCTTAAACTTAAAGATATTGTTGGGGAGTTTGCAACTGGGGAGGCAATTATAGGTCAAACCAGTGGCGCAGCATATGCAAATATTGACCTAAATATATTTAATATTCCAGAAGATGGATTTGCACAAAACAATACCATTGAATTAGAAGCAGACAAAATACTAGATTTTAGTGAGTCTAATCCATTTGGTAATCCTTAGGAGCCTATACAATGTTTAATCATTTTTATCACCAAATTTTTAGAAGAACGGTGATTGCGTTTGGAACGTTATTTAATAATATTGAAATTAATAGGGACGGGAATGAAATTATAAAGGTTCCTCTGGCATACGGTCCTACCCAAAAGTTTTTAGCACGTCTTGAGCAACAACCAGATTTGAACAAACCCGTTCAAATTAGTTTGCCAAGAATGTCTTTTGAATTTACTGGAGTTTCTTATGACGCTAGTAGAAAGTTAGCATCGACTCAACATTTTGCATCTTCATTGACTACTGATGCAAAAGAGATACGTAAGATGTATCATCCTGTTCCATATAACATGGACTTTGAACTGTCAATTATGACATTGTTAAATGATGATGCTTTACAAATTGTAGAACAAATATTACCATACTTTCAACCAAATTATAATATTACGATTGATTTGGTAGAATCTATTGGAGAGAAGAGAGATATTCCAATTACTTTAGAATCAGTATCTTTTGAAGATAACTATGATGGAGATTTTACATCAAGAAGAGTTTTACTTTATACTTTAAAGTTTAGTGCAAAAACTCATCTCTTTGGACCTGTTCCAGAAACAAAAGGAGACATCATTACCAGAGTCTCTATTGGTGTTGCTGGTGGAGATCCAAGTCCAGATGCAAGAAGAGATTTGGTATATCAAAAACCAATCGCGACCAAAGCATACAGTGGAAATATTGTTGGCAATATTTCTGATAATATTTTGGCGGGTACAGGTGTCATTACTGTTGATGATGCATCCAACATACCAGTTAGATCATATATCACTCTCGATGAAGAAACTATCTTTGTTAAGAAAAAGGAAAACACCAACGACTTGGTAGTAACTAGAGGTATGTACAAAACCGTTGCTACTGAACATGTCGGTGGAACTCCAGTGTATTTGATTACTGAAGCAGATAACGATTTGATCGAATCTGGTGATAACTTTGGATTTAGTGGTTGATTATGAATGATAAATTTAAGGATCTTAACGATACATTTGACGTGGAAGCGGAGATTGTAAAACCAGAAAAAGAGGAGAGGAAGGAGATAACAAAACCTTCAGAATCTGAAGATGTAACTAAGGATTATGAATACACGAGAGGTAACCTCTATTCCATCATTGAGAAAGGACAAGAGGCGTTGGATACTGCACTAGAACTTGCTCAAGACAGTGGGCAAGCAAGACAATTTGAAGTAGTCGGACAGTTGATCAAAAACGTTGCGGATGCAACTGATAAATTACTTGATCTTCAGAAAAAATTAAAGGACTTGGATGCAGATGAAAAAGGTCCTACAAATGTGACCAATAATGCAATGTTCTTCGGATCCACTGCAGAGTTATCAAAGATGCTCAAGCAGCAAGCTAAAAATCTGAATGAAGATAAATAGAAAAAAAGTGTTTTCTAGAGATGCCTAGTTTTGAAATCAACCCTAACGCGAAGAAGGGTTCCGAGAGAGATAAGAAACTCCAGAATAGAGCAGACGCTGGTGGCGTTGAAGGAAGAACTGCTGCGAAGATGATGCAGAAGAAAGGTAAAGGTCCTGCTCTTCCTGGACGCACTCAAGACATGAAAAAAGTGTCTGAAGAAGAAGTTGTACCTGGTATCAAACTTGTTGATGTCATCCTCGGTGAAGAGAAGTGTGGTAAGGGTATGTACTACTGCTACACTGATAAAAAGTGTAAGAAACTACCTGAGGGTTTGAAGATGACTGCACGCTTTGGTGGCGGTGGTCGCGAACCAGAAGAGGTTGGTATTGATAAACCTGTAGAAGGTGGAGAAGGTGGTAATGGTGGTAATGGTGGTAACGGTGGTACTAATGAATCTATTGCTATTGAAGATGCCTTCGGTAATAAGTTCATGGAAGTAGTTGATCTCATCAAACCAGAAGATATTGTTGAGAAGTGCTGGAAGGGATATAAGAAGAAGGGAATGAAGACAATGTTTGGTAAAAGATATCCAAACTGTGTCAAAGCAAATGAAGAGAATAAATTGACTGATGATGCTCTAGAAAAAGCAGCAGCTGCTACTCTGAAGAGACATAAAGAACAAGGTTATAAAGTTCACAGCACGGATTCTATGAAAGACGTTCAGGACAGAATTAAGAAGAGATCTCAGAAGGAAGAAGTTCAAGTCGATGAAGGTTCTCTTAAAGATAGAGCACGTAGAGCAGTTCAGAATCAAAGAGATGGATATCATGGTGATGATGACGCACTCACCAAAGAAATGGGTAAGACCAAAAAGAGTGTTGATAAACTTAATAAGGTAGGTGAAAGACTTAGAGCAGACACTGCTGCTAAGAAACTAGAGAAGTCTCTTAAAAAAGAAGAAGTTCAAGTTGATGAGGCAATAAGACTTCCATCAGAATATGGCAATCTCTTAGCAGTTGTTGTTATCTGGAGAGGTAAGTCTCTCATGATCAAAATGTTCTTCCCTCAGGCAAAGATGCCAAATAGAACAGAGATTCAAGCAGAGATTGAAAAGGTTTATCCAGGTGGACGAGTAGCATCGTTCATGAGATCTGATCTTCCAAGTAACTATGCACCAATTAATAGTCCTCTTTTAAAAGTTCAAAAAGAAGAGGCAGAATGTGCAGCGACTCCAAAAGGCAAGGACTGTCCTGTTCATGGTCAGAAGTGCTGCCCCAATCTTTCTGAGGAAGAAGTAGATGAGGCAGCAGGTGAGAAAGATGCTTGCTATCACAAGGTAAAATCACGCTATAGTGTTTGGCCAAGTGCATATGCTTCTGGCGCATTAGTTAAGTGTCGCAAGAAAGGTGCTAAGAACTGGGGTAACAAAACCAAAAAAGAAGAAGTATTAGCAGACATTGCTGCAGAATATCTTTTTAACGAAGGCATCAATGAAGATGGTGTAGATATCTTTATTGAAGAACTTGGTCTCGATCAATTCGTATCTTTTGTAGAAGGTCTGTCCGCAGACACTTATCTGACAGAAGCAAGAGCAGCAAAGA